GACCCAGACCAACCAGATGCCCAAAGACCCAGCCAGCGAGAACATCGATGCGATCGACGGCAAGCAGCTCAAGGCGTTTGCCGGCCAGCAGCACGACTCGCACATTGCCTCGCACCTGATCATGGGGCTTTCGCCATTGGTGCAGGGCAACCCACTGGCGGCGGTAGAATTGCAAAAGCACGTCATGGAGCACGTCAAGCTGAAGGCGGAAGAGGATGCCGAGGCCGAGCTGTTCCGTCAGTACGGCAGCGACCCAGATCGCATGGTCTCCGACATGCAGCGTGAGGCGATGATCTCGCTCAATGTTGCCCAGTACATGATGGACGTCAAGGCGATGCAGGCAACGCTCTCTGGCGAGGGTGCAGGCGCACCTGACCCGGTAATCGCGCTCAAGGAGCAGGAACTTCAGCAGCGCGCGGCCAAGGATCAGGCTGAAATACAGCTCAAGCAAGAGGGATTGAAGAACGAGCAGATGCGCATCCAAGAGAGTTCGCAGGCCAACGACGAGCGCATTGCGTCGCAGGAAAAGATCGCTCAGGGGCGCTTTGAAGTTGCCCGCGAGCGCATAACGACGCCCAGACCTGCGCCAACAACACCAACAGGAGGCAGATAATGCCGCTTAAAAAAGGTAAAAGCCGCAAGGTTATTAGTGAGAATATAGGTGAGACGATGAGATCGTATGAAGAGAAGGGCACTATCGGCACGTCTCGCCCCAAGAGCAAGGCCGCTGCGAATAAACAGGCGGTTGCAATAGCCCTGTCTGAGGCAGGTAAATCACGCAAAATGAAGGAAGGGGGGATGGTAAAACCGAGAATAGTTAAGAAAAAAGATGGTAACAGAGACGTAAAGATCTACTAATTGCTTGACGCCTTTCAGATGGTGGCGACTACCTTCTGCTTACATGGAAAAGACCATGCTTACTTTTGCTGAAAAAGTTTTAAAAGAAATGAGGAAGATAGAACACGACACGCAGCAGCTTGTGCTGGGTGGGAGTGTCAGCGATATGGAGCGGTATCGGTATCTGATGGGGCGTTTAGAAGGTATTCGGCTTTCAGAAAGTATTGTGAAAAGCGAACTTGATAAACACTCAGAGGATTAACCTATGCAACCAAAGCTGACAGCTCTAGAACAGAAATGGGCAGACGAAAAGGCCAACCAAAAACCCTCGCTGAACGATGCCTACACCGATGATGGCAAGGTTCCTGACAGCGGGCTCACACAAAGCGTCTTAGACTTGATACCGCAACCGACCGGGTGGCGCCTTGCGCTGCTTCCGTACCGAGGTGCCGGCACGTCAAAGGGCGGTATTGTGCTGACCAAAGAAACAACTGAACGCACTCAACTGGCAACCAACGTGGGCTACGTGCTCAAGCTTGGACCACTCGCCTACGCGGACGAAAGCAAGTTCCCCGACGGTGCATGGTGCAAACCCGGTGACTGGGTAGTGTTTGGTCGTTACGCGGGCTCCCGCATCCAGATTGAGGGCGGTGAGATTCGTCTTCTGAACGATGACGAGATTTTGGGAATTGTGTCAGATCCTGCAAGCATTTTGCACAAGTGAAGAGGAAAGTATCATGATTGATTCAGGTGAAAAGTTAGAATTTGATATTGGAGAAAACGAGGAGGCGGCTACGGTCACCATCTCGGAAGACACCGAGGGCAAGACCACCAGCACCGTGGAGAGCGGTCCGAACGCGGAGGAGCTGGATCAGTACTCCGACAAAGTCAAAAAGCGCATTGACAAGCTTACCGCGCGCCTGCGTGAGACTGAGCGCCGTGAGCAGTCGGCACTGGAGTACGCAAAGAGCGTACAGTCTCGCAACGAGGAGCTGCAGAAGCAGTATGAGCAGACAGCCGTTGCGCGTGTGGGTGAGGCCAAGGGACGGGTTGATACGCAGATCACTGCGCTTAAAAACGTCATCCGCCGCGCCCGTGAGGAAGGTGACATTGACACCGAGACCGAAGCGCAGCAGCGACTGACGCAAGCCGTCATGGAGCAGCAGCAGCTTGTCAACCATGAGGCGCAGGTTAACCGAATACGACAGCAGCAGGTGCAGGTGCCAGCACAGCAGCAGGCTCCCGCGCAGCAGCAGGCACCCAGAAAGAATGATCCGCGTGCGGAAGAGTGGGCGGAGAAAAACACATGGTTTGGCTCGGACGTGGTGATGACCAACACGGTTCGTGGCATTCATGTGGAGCTTGTTAAAAACGAAGGATTTGACCCACAGTCAGATGAGTACTATGATGAGATAGATCGCAGAATGCAGGACCTCTTTCCGAAGAAGTTTTCTGAGTCTGCGCCCCAACAAACCAGAAGCAGCCGACCCGTGCAAACAGTTGCCTCTGCGACCCGATCTTCGGGACTAAACAATTCAGCACGCCGTAGTATCAGGCTCAGCCCTAGTGAAGTTGCGATGGCAAAGAAACTAGGCGTACCGCTTGAAAAATACGCACAATACGTGAAAAGGTAAATACCATGAGCGAAAACGACATTGTTGTACCAAAGTTAAATCGCAGCACCCGAGGCACTGAGTCTCGAGAAACCACTGCGCGTCGCAAGCCTTGGGCACCTCCATCACGACTCGATGCTCCTCCCGCCCCAGACGGTTACAAGCACCGCTGGATCAGACGAGAAGCCGGTGGGGTCGATGACAGAATGAATATCTCATCAAAAATGAGAGAAGGCTATGAGTTAGTTCGCGCCGACGAATACCCTGAATATTCGGGGCAGGGCTTGGATGACGGACGACACGCTGGCGTGATCTCGGTTGGTGACGTTGTTCTGGCACGGATCCCAGAGGAAACAGCAGACGAGCGACGGGCGTTTTACAAAAGCCGTACACACGATCAAATCAAGGCTGCAGACAACGACCTGCTGAAGACAAATGCGCACTCAAGTATGCGCATCTCTGCACCAGAGCGGCAGTCAAAAGTAAGCGTCGGCGGGTCTCGATCCTCCGAATAACCTATATTTTAAGGAACTTTCACTATGGCAAACGTAGACAAAGCATTTGGCCTGCGCCCGCTTGGTAACTTGTCCGCCACTGGAGCTCAGAAGCAGTACGCTTATGAGATCAACGACAACCAGTCTGGCGCCATTTATCAAGGGGATCTGGTCACACTCTCTAGCGGTTATGTCGTAAAGTACGATTCCACGCTGCACACAGCGGCACTGGGCGTATTCAACGGCTGTAACTACATTGATCCTACAACCGGCAAGCCCACTTGGAAGAACTACTATCCGGGTTCCGTTAACATCACTGCCGGCGTTATCAGCGCAGAAGTGGTAGACGACCCCAATCAGTTGTTCCTGATTCAGGCCGATGAAGACGTTGTGCAGGCAGACATCGGGCTCAATGCCCCTATCGCCTACACCGCTGGCAGCAGCGTTACAGGGCTGTCTGCAACAGAGCTGGACTCATCTCTTATCGCCAACACTGCTTCGCTGGTGTTGAAGATTGTGGGCTTCTATAACAGTCCCAGCAACGAGCGTGCTACAAATCACGTCGATGTTGTGGTTAAAATCAACACTCACCTGTATGGCAGCACTGGTGTTGCCAATACAGCGCCGTAATAGGAGCTAACACATGGCTATTTCTCGTTCCCAGTTAGTGAAAGAGCTTGAGCCGGGTCTTAATGCCCTGTTCGGCATGGAGTACGACAACTACGAAAATGAGCACACGCAGATTTATTCAATTGAATCTTCTGACCGCGCATTTGAAGAAGAAGTTATGCTCTCCGGTTTTGGCGAAGCACCCGTGAAGGCTGAAGGCGCAGGTGTCGAGTACGACAACGCGCAAGAAGTCTACACCGCTCGCTACACCCACGAAACCATTGCTCTGGCGTTCAGCCTGACCGAAGAAGCCGTAGAAGACAACCTCTACGATCGTCTGTCTGTGCGTTACACCAAGGCACTGGCTCGCTCAATGGCGCAGACCAAGCAGATCAAAGCTGCTGCCATCCTGAACGGCGCATTCACCACCTCTATCGGTGGCGACGGCGTTGCTCTTTGCTCAACAGATCACCCCACGCTGAGTGGTCCAAATCTGCGTAACGAGCTGACTGTATCTGCAGACCTCTCTGAAACCTCACTGGAGCAGGCGCTGATTGACATC